GTGCTACGGGCGCGCAGCACGTTCGCCACCGGGTTCTGCACGCCGATCTATGTGGCGTATCTGGAGGAGATGCTGGCGCGGAAATATGTACCATTGCCGAAAGACGCGCCGGATTTCATCGCGATGCGGCCGGCCTATAGCCGCTGCGAATGGATCGGGCCTGGGCGTGGCTGGGTCGACCCGGTGAAGGAACGGCAGGGCGAGGTGCTGGGGCTGGATGCGGGTTTCGGCACGCTGCGCAATACCTGCGCCGATATTTCCGGCGTCTGGTGGCAAGATGCCATCGATGAGCGTGTGGTGGAGGAGCAATATATGAAGGCGCGCGGAATGACGCTGCCGGATTGGGCCGGCGGCCAGCTTGTCCAGGCCTCCCTGATGGATGAAAAGCCGGCGCCGCAATGAATATGATATCGCGCCAGCAATTGATCAGCGGGCTTTTCAATAAGGCGTTGATGCTGCATCCGCTGAGTGCCGAGATTCTGGCGTCGAATTTTCGCGCGTCGGTTTATGATTCCGCCGGCGAACCTATTAAGCGGAAGGCCTATCGGATTATCGAGGGCGTTGCGCTGATACCGGTGCAAGGCGTGCTGGTCCAGAAGCTGGGACGCGATTATTCCTGGGGTTGGATTACGGGATATGACGGTATTTTGGCGAATTTCGCCGATGCGGTGAATGATGATGCCGTAAAAGCCATCATGCTGGACATCGACAGCCCTGGGGGCGATTGCGCCGGGTGCTTCGACCTGGTCGACATGATCTTCGGCGCGCGCGGGATCAAGCCGATCTGGGCGGTTTTGAATGAGGTTGCCTATTCGGCGGCCTACGCGATCGCTTCCGCCTGCGACAGGGTAACGGTGCCGCGCACCGGAGGGACGGGGTCGATCGGCGTGATCGCCATGCTGATCGATTTCTCAAAAATGCTGGATACCGACGGCGTCGGTGTAAACATCCTGCAATTTGGTGCGCGGAAAGCTGATGGCAGCCCTTATATTCCGCTCAGCGATGCGGCGCGGGAGCGGTTTCAGGCGGATGTCGACGCGACGGGCGAGCTGTTCGTGGAAACCGTGGCGCGCAACCGGAAGCTGGCGGCGAGCAAGGTGCTGGCGCAGGAAGCGACCACGTTTCAGGGTCAGAACGGGGTGCAAGCCGGCCTGGCCGACATGGTGGCCGCACCTTTGACCGCGTTCAACGCGTTACTGGCAACGATCAACCCATAATTCGAGGACATTTTACGATGATGTTAAAAGGAAACCTGCTCGCCGGGACGTCGACCCTTGCCACCTTTCTGGGCATCGGCAAGGGAACCGAGGCCGCGCCGGCAAAGCCTGCGGTTCGCGCGGAACCGGTTTTAACGGCGCCGCCGCCAGCTGCCGCCCAGGCGGCGGCGGATGATGATGACGCGCTGGATGATTGCGGCGACGACGATGAGGACAAGCCCGACGATGAAGATGACGAAGAGACCGCAAAGGCCAAAAAAGCGCGCCGGGTAGAGCGTAAGAAGGCCCGTGAGAAAGCCGAGAAGGAAAAAGCCGAGAAAGAGGCGGAGGACGATGATTCCGACACCGAAATGCGCGGCAATGGACCGATGGCGAAGGCCAGGCTGCGCGAGCGGGCGCGCTGCGCAGCGATTTTCGCCTGCGACGCGGCGGCGGATAACGTCGCGCTGGCGGCGCATCTAGCATTCAACACCAAGGCCACACGGCAAGAGGCGATCGGCATGCTGAGGGCGGCGCCGAAGGGCGATGCCGGTGCGAGTCCACTGGATCGCGCGATGGCGGCGCATGCCGGGCGCGGGCCAGGCGCCGATGTGCCGAAAAACCAGAGCGACGCCGCCGCGGCGGATGCCGGCTGGGATAACGCGTTCAAGGCCGCCGCGGCGCGTAAATAATTTTTCCGCTGTTTTTCAAGAGGGATTTTAGAAAATGGTATCTCCCATCATCAACGAACAATTTTACGACGGCGGGTTTATCGTCCGCGAGGCCGAAGGCTTTCGGTCACGCGACGCCGGCTATATGGATAATTCCACCGGCGCCGATATTCTGTACGAAGCCGGGCTGGTTGTGGTGCAGGCCGCTGCTGGCGTGGTGGCTAGCAGCCACCCGGCCAATGTGGGCAACGGCACGATCGGCAGCCTTTCCACTGGCCCGCTAAGCGAGCTTGGCATTTATGTTCTGACCGCGATCAGCGCCACCCAGTTCAACGTGGTGGCGCCGAGCGGGGATTCGATCGGCACCGCGACGGTGGGCACGGCCTTCGCCGGCCAGGTGAATTTCGCCATTACCGCTGGCGGTACGGCGTTCGCCGCGGGTGATATTTTCGACCTGACGGTGTCCGAGCAGAGCGGCGGTTGGGTGAGCTGGACCGGCGGGTCCATCACCACGCCAATCGCCATTCTGTGGGGGCGTAGCTGGGTGCAGGCCGGCAATTTCAAAAAGGTCACCTTGATCAGCCGGGACTGCGAAGTTAACCAGGCGGAACTGCAATGGGACCCGGCGGTTTCCGGCTCCGGTTCCTTCGCCACGCTGGTGCAGACGGCGCTGGCGGCTCTTAAAACCAGCGGGATCGTCGCCCGCTAATCTTTCAACCCAACGGGTGGCCGCCGGTGCGGACACGCCACTGCTCGCGCAGCCCTACCTGGAGTTTTAAACAATGGCCGACATGAACGTTATTATGAACATCTTCCGTGGCGATGCGTTTTCCACGGTATCGCTGACCAAGGCGGTGGAGCGGAGCCCGTATAACCCGATCGGGCTGGGGAAGCTTAACCTGTTCGAGCCGAATCCAATTAAAACCAAGGCGGTGGCGGTTTACCAATGGCAGGGCAAGCTGCAGATCATTCCGACCTCTGGCCGCGGTTCGCCGGCGATGGAACGTATTGTCGATAAGCGCCAGGCCCGGTATTTCGAAACGCCGCGACTGTTCCATGGCGATACCATCCAGGCGAGCGAGCTGCAGGACGTAGTCGATTTCGAAAACCCGATGCTGCTGCAGCAATTGCAAACCGAAGTCGCACGCCGGACCACGGGGCCGACCGGCACGCTGGCGAATATGGAATACACCAAGGAACGCCACCGGTTGAGCGCGATCCAGGGCGTGCTGCGCGACGCCGATGATACCGTGCTGTTCAACTGGTTCGCCGAATTCGGCATTACGCCGCCGGCGGAGGTGGTGATGAGCTTGGCGACATCCGGCGCCGGCACGCTCCGGCCGATCGCCAATACGATCCAGCGTGGGATCATCCGGGCGTCGCAAGGGGCGTTCATCGACGGCGTTTCCAAAGTATGGGCGCTGTGCGGCGATGCGTTCTTCGATGCGTTCACGAATCATCCGGATGTGCGCACCACCTATTTGAACTGGATGCAGGCGCAGCAGCTGCGGGATTCCAACGAATTCAGTGTATTCCGGTTCTACGATATCAACTGGTATAATTATCGCGGATCGGACGATAAGACCACGATCGCGATTCCGACGAACAAGGCGCAGTTTTTCCTGAAAGACGCGCCAGGTGTCTTCCAGGTCGCCTGGGGTCCGGGCGAGACGTTCGACTGGGTGAACAAGCTCGGCCAGCCGAATTACGTGCTGCCGATCATCGATCGCGACCGGAATTCCTGGTGGCGACACGAGGTGTATTCCTATCCGCTGCATATCTGCACGCGGCCGGAGACCCTTTGGACCGCGACGATGGACGGCACGGCGGATTAACCGCCGGCATCCACCGGACAAAGCTAGAAGTCAAATATTCCAGGGGCGCATATGATCAAGATTTCGCAAAATTCCGAGGTTGCCGAGCAAATAGCGATCGAGAAACTATTGGTGGTGACGACTGATTTTACGTTAGAGCCGGACAAGGGCGCGCGGGAGCGGTTCTTCAGCCAGGAAGGTAAGAACAAGGTCGACCGCGTCGACGTGGACGCGGTGCGGGACAGAATGTTTTTCGTCGGCGGGATCATCAACCCTTCGCAATTTCCGAAACCCGTCATCGAGCAAATGCTGAAAAGCGGTTGCGTGAAACCGTTGGGCGAGCTGCCGCCGGATTCCAGATTGCGTGGCAAGTTCGCCGTAAGAGATGGGGGCCAGCCGGCGCTGGTTTAAAGCGTCAGGCGAACGGCGTGCGTTTTGACGGGTATTTGAGCCGGCTTGCGCCGGCTTTTTTGTGGGGTTCGTGATGGTTGAGATTGTGAAAAATCTGATGGCGCTGGTGGATATTCACCATTTGGAGCATTCGGTGACGCGGCAGCGGCCGAAAGTGATTCCGAAGGGGATCGTGGTTTCCCGGGATGCGTTTCTGCCGGTGGATGTGAAGCACTTTTTGCAGAACGGGCACATGGAGGAGACCGATGCGCCGGTGACGGCAGAGGCTGCGCCGGCGCCGGATATGCCGACGCAAAGCGAGCTGGTCGCCGAGCTGGACCAGGTCGAGGCCCAGGACGGCGGCTAGGGAGCGGGTTCGGTGGCGATCGATTTCGATACTCTGGCGCTGGCGCCTTGCCTGGAGGCGTTTGGGCAGCCGGTGACCTATCGGCCTGGCGCCGCCCGGCCAGTGACGTTGACGGGGATCTATAACCGCTTTTCAACCACCGAAGTGATCGATACCCAGACCGGGCTGACGCTGAATGTCACCCGGCCGACGGTGGCGATCCGGCAGGCGGATATTCCCTCCGGGATCGAGCCTTGCCAGGGCGAGGCGATCGAGGCCGGGGGAATATTCTGGGCGATCGCGGATGTGATTCCCGACGGCATGGGGCAAGTTTTGCTGCAGCTGGTGCTGCCGCAGGCATGATGCTGATCGATAATTTCTCGGCCGTGCTGCGGGCGCGCACGGTTGCCCTGCTGAAGACGATCGATACCCTGGCGGGACAATACGTGGATAGCAGCCGGATGATTCCGGTGGCGAAAGACGATACGCCGCGGATTATCGTGTACTTACCGAACCGGGAATATACCTGGAAAGGCGATGCGGCGCCGCAATACGATACGACCGGGAAACTGAACGTGGTGGGCGTGGTCACCGGCGCGCCGGCGAGCGCGGTGGAGGCGAATGCCGATACGCTGTGCGAGCAAATCGTCTCACTGATGTATTACCAGGGGTTTCTGGCGCCGCCGGTGGAGCGGGTGACGGGGATCGGCGTGGATGTGGATATGGAGCCGCTGGCCGGCGACAGGTTCACGGCGCGGATCATGGTCGAGTTCGATGTGAAATGGACGGAGGTCTTCGAGCCGATTCTGGCGCCGCTGCAGGGTGAGGCGCCACCTGGCGCGTATGGCGCGCCGTTCGAAGAGATAACGGTGAAAATTGCGGATGCGGACGGTGATGTGCGCACCGGCGCTACGATTTCCTTAAGCACGATCTGAAGGAGCTTAAATGTCCGGTAGTCAGCAATCGGTTGCGTTTTCACGCATACCGGCGAATAACCTTGTGCCGCTGTTTTTCGTGGAGTTTTCCAACGTCAATGGCGGGGTCACCAATAACCAGCAGCCGACATTGCTGATCGGGCAGACCACCCAGACGCCGCCCGGCGGGTATGGCGTGCCGGTTTTTATCCCGTCTTTGAGCCTGGCGTATCAGCAGTTCGGCCCACGCTCGATGCTGGCGCGCAAGTTCGATACCTATTCGAACCAGGATAGCGAAGGGCCGATCTGGTGCCTGCCGCTGGCGGATTCGAGCGGCGGCGCGGTGGCGACCGGAAGCATCGCCATTACCGGCACGGCGACGCTGCCGGGGGCGGTGGCGCTGTACGTGGCGGGGTTGAGCATTCCGGTTGCGGTGAATATCGGCGATACGGCGAGCGTGATTGCGGCCAATATTGTCACGGCGATCCTGGGGACTTTGGAGCTGCCGGTGAACGCCACCAGCAGCTCTGGTACGGTGACCGTGACGGCCCTGCACAAGGGTATTCAGGGCAATAATATCGATATCCGGATTAATTACATGGGGCCGCAGGCCGGCGAGGTGCTGCCTTCCGGCGTATCCGTGACCATCACGCCGATGGCGAACGGCACGGGCGATCCGGACCTGGCGCAGGTGGCGAATGCGATCGGCGATGCACCGTTCGATTTCATTTTGCATCCGTATTCCGGCGCTACCCAGCTTTCGGAGATGACCACCATCATGAATGATGGGACCGGGCGCTGGGCCTGGAACCGGCAGGATTACGGGCACGCGTTCACGATGCAGCCCGGCACGGCGAGCGCGCTACTGACCACGGGCGGGACGATGAACGACCAGCACCAGACGATCATCGGCGTGAATGGCTCGCCGAGCCCGCCCTGGGACTGGGCGGCGGATTGGGGCGGTGCGGCGGCGGTTTCGATCAAGGCGATGCCGGCACGGCCATTGCAGACCCTGCCGCTGCTGACCGTGAAGGCGCCGGTGCAGGCTAATTGGTGGAATTATGCCAGCCAGCAGGCGCTGCTGAGCGCCGGCATCGCGGTACCGGGGTTTTCGAGCTACGGGCTGCCGCAGATCGTGCGCAGCGTTACCACCTATCAGCGCAACGGCTATGGCGTGGTGGACGAGAGCTATCAGGACGTGGAGGCCATGTTCACGCTGATGGCGATCACGCGGCAACTGAAGTCGGCGCTGACCACGAAATTCGCGCGCTGCATCTGGGTACCGGATGGCACGCCGGCGGGGCCGCTGGGGGTTTACACGTCACCGAGCGACGTGAAGCTGGAGATCATCGCGCAGTATAATCTGATGGAGGCGGCCGGGCTGGTGACCAGTGCGGCGCAGATGATCGCCGGGACTGTGGTGATGATCAACGCCGCCAACCCCAGCCGGTGCGATATTCTATGGACGCCGGCGCTGGCGAACGGGCTGCGGATGTTCGCGGTGAATAACCAGTTCACGCTGCAAGGCGCGACGATCAATTAAGGGAGAATTTAAATGGCAGCGGGACCTATTTCGGGCGGCCTTCGGTACATGAAGATCGGACCGAACCAGTATAATGTGCGTGGATCCGTGAAGATTAAAATGCAGACGCTGGTGACGACGGCGGACGCGAATGCGGATTCTTCCATCTACCTTACGACCAAACCGGTGGTGCCGAGCATTTCTGGCGTGCTGTCGGATTCCGGGGGCCTGTCGATGGCGAATATCATCGCGGTGAACGGTCAGACGATTACCGTTTACCTGATGAACGGTAAATCCTACGTACTTTCCAACGGGACGTATTGCGGCGAGGCCGAACTGAACAACGAGGACGGCACGCTGCCGTTCATGTTTTCGGGGCCGACCTGCAATGAGCAGGTGGCGACCTCATGAGCAGCGCGATCCAGCTTAAAAAGCCGGTGACGGCTTTCGGCGAGACCTTTACGCAGATTAATTTCAGGGAGCCGAAAGGGTTGGATATCGCCGAATGCGGGCTGCCGATCAAGGTTTCCGGCAGCAGCTTCGACAAAGGCGGCGTTGTCGATACCATGGCGGTACGGAATCTGATCGCGAAATTGGGAAATGTGCCGGCCGAAATGGTCGACCAGCTTTCGGCTGCGGATTTCTCGGCGGCCATGGGCGTGGTGCTGGGTTTTTTCGGGGATATGTCGGCGGAGGCTACGACCTGATCAATATGTATTTCGACGTGGCCTATCAGTGGGGCGACGTTGCGTATGTGATGGGTCTGACCATTCCAATGCTGGTGCTGCATATGGATCAAATCGTGCGGATAAGAACGGAGTAGGTAATAATGGCGCATACGTATCAGGCGATTCTCTCGATTCTGGATCGCGCCAGCGGACCGATGTTAAAAATCGAAGAGAATTATCGCAAGATGGGCGAGGTTGCGAAGATCGCCAATAAGAACATGGCGCCCCATGTGAAATTATTCACGAATTTGCAGCGGGACCTCGGCGAGATCGGCGAGAAGTTCAAGAGCGTGGGCGAAGCGGCGAGCGAGATGGGGCGCAGGTTCAGCGATGTGCTGGCGCCGCTGGGTGGGCTGGCGGCCGCCGGGTCGATCGCCGGGCTGGTGGAGATGACGCATAGCTTTGCCGAGAGCGCGGAGCAGCTGGGGATTGCGGCGAAAATTTCCGGCTCGACGGTGCAGCAGTTTCAGGTGCTGGCCTATGCGGGCAAGCAGGCCGGCGTTCCGATGGATGCGATGCAACGCAGCCTGGGGATGCTGAACAAGAACCTGGGCATGGCGGCCGCCGGCAAGAACAAGGATCTGGTGACGCTGTTCCGGCAGCTGCATATTACCATGAAGGATTCGCATGGCGCGATGCTTTCCGCCGCGCAGGACCTGCCGAATCTGATGAACGCCTTCAAGAGCATGAAGAATCCGACGGAGGAGGCGGCGATCGCGCAGAAGCTTTTTGGCCGCGCCGGGCTGGAGATGATCCCGTTTCTGGAAAAAGGCAGTGCGGGCCTGAAGGAATATACTGATCAGTTTTCCAGATACGGGTATGTTTTGAGCAATGCCGATGTGGCCGGCGGCGAGAAGTTCAACGAGACCTGGAAGAACATGCAGACGGCGGTGACCGGGTTTACGGATGAGCTTGGGGCGAAGCTGGCGCCGATTTTGACGCCGCTGATACAGCAGTTCACCGATTGGACGGTTAAGAACCGCGACTGGATTTCCACGAACATCGCCGCGGCGGTGAAGAGTATGGGGGATGCAATCAAGGCGATCGACTTTAAAAAGATCGTTGACGACATGAAGGGGTTCGGCGAGACCGCTAAAGATATCAGCGATAAGATCGGCGGGTTTAAGACGGTCTTGATCGTCGCCGGCGGCGTGATGACAGCCAATTTTATGGCGCCCGTTATCGCGACGACGAAGGCGATGGGGGCGCTGGCGGTTTCGATGGGTGCGCCGATCGCGAAGGCGGTTCTGGGACTTGGCGTCAGCTTCGTGAAAGTCTTGCCGATGATGACATCGTTCAGGAATACGATGATCGGTTTGAATTTGGTTATGGATGCGAATCCTTTCGGAGCCACTGTTGTCGCTGTCACCGCACTGGCTGGGCTGGGGTTGGTGCTTTTCGATAATTGGAAGCCAATCAAGGGGTTCTTTGGCGATATCGGCAACGACCTTGATAAGGTAAACGCTAAAATCGACAATTTCCAAAATTCGTTGGGGCTTGGGCCTAATCCGGGGGCTAAGGGAGGAATGCTCGGGGGCGGCCGTTTGGCTGCCGATAGCAGTCTCTCGCAGAATTTTTCGCACCATCACACTTTCGCTGGGCTGCCTCCTGGCTTTTCGGTGACCACAAAAACGACCAGCGCGCCCAGCCAGCGGCGCACGCCGAATCTGGGCCGCTCCAGCATGGCGGGACATAGCTAGCGTGTCCTGGACCGTCTTTCTGCAGCCGGCTTCGTTCAACGGCGTGCCGTTCGAGATCGAGAGCACGCGCAAAGGGTTTGGGCGCAGCCTGGTGGTGCATGATTATCCGCTGCGGGACGATCCTTATATCGAGGACCTGGGCGGGTTGCCGCGGGTGTTCAATATCCGGGCCTATATCTGGGGCGATTTGTATATCGCGCAGCGGACGCTGCTGGAAACCGCGCTGCAGGAAAGCGACGGGCCGGGGACGTTCGTTCATCCGACCTATGGCATCCTGACCGTTTGGGTTGGGGCGTGCGAATCGAGCGAAAGCCGGACGGTTGGCGGGTACGCGACGATCGATATCCAGTTCAGCCTGGATGGCGGCGCGGCCTCGCCGATTGCCATTACCGACACCGTCTCCAGCCTGCTGGCAAGCTGCAACAATATGGTGCCGTATCTGGCGGCGGCCTATGAGGTGAACGTCGCGGCCGGGCTGCTGGATGGGGCGATCAGCACGCTTGTCGGCAGCCAGCTCGCCGCCGGCGACGCACAGTTCAGCGCGCTGCCGCAGGCGACCGTGGGCGGGGTTGCGACCGGCTGGGCGGCGAACGCGCCGAACCCGGCGGCGAGCTGCGCCGCGGTGCAGGCGAGCTTCGATGTGGCGGTGAATAACGTGGTGGCGGCGTTCCCGGTAACGCCGATCGCCAACGATCCGGTGGCCGGCGTCGTGCCGGCTTCGCCCAGCGTGGCGGACCCGTCCGGCGGGTTGATCGGCATGGTGAGCTTTGGGGCGAATGCGGCGCCACCACCGGCTGCGGCTTTGCCGATTGTGGGAATTGCGCAGACGGCGATCATCAGCTTCATTCAAGGTTCCGCGCTGCTGGCGGTGCTGGCGGTTTACGGGCAA